ACCGATGCTTCGAGAGCATGAGTCCTTTTCACATCCCAACATTGTGAAGGGAAATGTGCTTTTCACCGTTCCAAAGAAAACCGATATTGATCGCTGTGCTTGTAAAGAGCCAGATATCAATATTTATCTTCAGAAAGGTGTCGGATCTCATATCCGCCGCCGTCTGAGAAAGTACGGTATCAACTTGAACGATCAGAGCGTCAACCGTAGATTAGCAGAACTAGGCAGCAGAGATCAATCTCTGGCCACCCTGGATCTGTCATCTGCAAGTGATTCGATGACCGTCGAGGTGATTCGTACTCTCTTACCAGCAGACTGGTTTGCGTATCTTGATTGTATACGCTCACACAATACGCTGGTCGGAGATAGGTACTTCCGGTTAGAGATGTTCTCTTCAATGGGGAACGGATTTACTTTTGAACTTGAGAGTTTACTCTTTTGGGCTATAGGTAAATCTGTTCTTTACTTTGAGGGCATCTCTGGCGTCCTATCTGTTTATGGAGATGACATCATCGCCCCTACTGGGGCTTTTGATTTGCTGACTTTTGTACTGGGGAAATTTGGTTTTTTACCCAACTACAATAAGTCTTTCTCCACTGGATTCTTTAGAGAATCTTGTGGAGGCCATTACCATATGGGAGAAGACGTAACCCCTTTCTATCTTAAGCGTATGCCGACTCGCCTCACGGATCTAATCCGGGCAGCGAATCAGCTTCGTATGTGGTCCCTTTCAAGGGACCCATACCGCCAGTACATTGATCCTGCACTCTACCGTTTATGGTTAGAGTTAGCAAATCATGTACCGAAAGATCTTTGGGGTGGTTATGACTATAGTGTTGATACTCAACTTGTTTCGCCGCCTATCCAAAGAATCTCTAACGTGTTAATTCGCGTTAGTGATTCCCAGGAAGTCGACGAGATAGGGAGGTATCTTCATTGGCATAACTCCAATTGGAACCGTACCGACCTTCCTGAAACAGAAGGTCGTGAGCCAATTTCGACTAACCAAAAATGTCGAAAGCGGCGTACGAAACCAGGTGCACCAGTTTGCTCTGAACTCTTTCAAAAAGAGCTAGGAGCAACCGGATTCCTCGATTAGAGGGGGTCGGTAGGGCAGAGGACCGCCACACTGTTTCCAGGTGTGTGGTGCAAAATCTGCAAGAGGCGAAAGCTTCTTCCTAACGGAAAGTAAGGAAAAGGGAAACAGGACTTAATTGGCCTGCGGAACGGATCGCACAGGTGAAAGCCTGCTTACCGGAAGAGCCGGAGCCGGCCGATAAAGGGTAACACCTTCAGGA